GTGTTTTAGGTTCATCAAAAAACCTACCCCCTTTGCGTAGATTGCATTGCTGGCACAACAACTGAAGATTGGATAGTGAATCATCTCCACCTAACTTGCGAGGCACTATGTGATCCACATGATTGCCTTCCATGCCACACATCTGACACACACCATCTCTGCGTATTACTATCTCACGCAGCTTACGCCACCTGGTTGATGATCCATTGCTAAGTGCTGACTTCCTACTCATTGCCAGCCTTTGGTCTGAAGATGTTTGAGAGCTGCACAATAGTCCGGTATCTCATGATCTAATCCATATCTATGCGATACATAATACCAATACATATAGAACTGATAATCATAAGGCTTGCCTTTAATAGCTTCTATCTTTAATTGATAATAGCCATGTGTTTGCTTCTTACCTGATTTGTTACCTATTGCATTGATATTGAATCTTGATTCTCTGTAGATAATCTCATTATGACATTTGTATTGCTTGTCAGTTAATTGATAGTTAGCTAGTGATTTGATTGGCATTCTTTGAGCCTCTGGACTAGTTGCTCCAGCAATAGGCATAGTGATCCCACTAACGACTGCTACCGAGCAAGCTAAGCCTTTCAGGCTTGCTCTGAGCCCTTGAGGGGCTCTAGCCGTAGAGTGTACCGAATGAGTCAAATACATCGACATAAGTCCTGCTCAGAGCGGCGTGGTTTATTTAGAATCGGTAGAATAGAATCCTGAGCCCTTGAAACTAATCCCGAAAGAGCTGTAAATCTTGCGCATTGGCTCATGACATAAACCGCATTCAACCAGGTGATCTTCATTTATCTTGAACTCCTTTTCATAGCGAAGATTGGCCTCGCATCGATCATTCGTACATTCAAATTCATAGATTGGCACTATTGATCCTCACATGATTTACATTGTCCGGTAATAGTCCATTCGCCACATCCATGGCAGCGCTGAATATCTTTGTCAGTTAGTTCATGATCATGCTTGGCATAACCTGCTTTAACCAAAAGATCGACCAGATCAGAGAACCTAAGGAACGCCAGATAGTTTCCCACTTCTGTCTTTTGTCCATTAAGTCGGCACACAACTATAGGTAATCCCCCACTTACTTTTGTGCGCTTTTCTGTCTGGTCGATCCATTGCTTTGGCTGGAATGAAGCTCTGGCCTTGACTTCAAAGTCAATGTACGGAACGCCAGTAACATCACTTCCAGACCTACCTGCCCCAGTAGCGAGAGCAAAAGGCCACCACTTTGTAAGATAACGGCCGACTAATTTCTCGGTCTCGTAACCTCGGTATTTACGGCTTTGACTCATTGACTGCGTGGCATTTCTTGCATGACCAAGTGATTGCTTGACCTTCTACCCAGAATGCTAATTCTGTGCTTGGAACTGGCTCGTTGCATAGATGACATAATATCCGAACTTGTAAGGCATTGAGCATCTCACGCGCTTTAGCCTTCTCATATAATTCGTCATCTGTTGGGAACTTCTCCCATTCACCATCTTGGTTTAGGAACTGTAAACCGCTCATTATCCACGACCCTTCTGCTTTACCCATTGGCCATCTTTATTAAATTCTAACCAAATTGGTTCGCATTTCTCTAAGAATCCACCAGCAGGATTTTGGCATCTAAACTGCGCCCACGGTTTATTATTCTTCTTAGATACTCCATCCTGAAATTTCATAACCCCATGCTGGCAACTTGGAATATCATCATCGATCTTTGAACCACCCATGATTTCCTGAACCATCGCAATGGCCTCAGCTGCGTTACCAGCAGGTTCAACACTTTTAACCATCCATGGATCATCCTCGACCGGAATGATTATTTTATCGTTTAACTTGTCTGCAAAAGGCTTAGGCTCGTTAGCCTTTACTTTAGACATTTCTTCGCGGCTAGGGCGTTTGCCTTTCGTAACATAACCAGCGTTGGCCAAAGCGCGGCCAATCGCAGAAGTCTCACAATTTTCAAGCGCAGAAGTAGAATTGACTCCCCGAGTCGATACGGTTTCCTCAGCAAAGCCAGTAGTCCAAGGCTGTGCATCAACTTCAGTTCGATAGATAGAAGCCGATACAATAAAGCGCTGAAGGGTGTGCTCAATAATCGTAGTGCTGATTCGACCATCTGGGTGATCCTTCCAAAACTTGACTAAGCGTTCTTCGACTGTTTCATAGTCTTCTAGATTAAACATAAAGTTCATTCTCCTCAGTATGTAATTGTCCGGCAATGGCTAAGTAAGCCACCGCATCGACATAGGTATCGACCTTGGCCGTCTCCATGCTTCTGGCTATTTTGACGAGTGCCATACACGTTGCGACTTGATAATCTGTAATTGGCATTTCAAGATAACTTGCCCAGAGGGCAGCTGTTCGCGCCATATTGTCTGACGGATGACCATAGTCGAGACCACGATCTTGGATTGTTGCTTTTGCTTCGTTGAGGTAATCACGGGCCATCATGCTCTGACCTGATCGCGCTGCTCATAGAACTTGCGTACTGCTCTACGCCCAACAATGTACCCATCACGATGGCCAATTTTGTAACCCATTAAGAACATCGTGAACCATGAGGCTAGAATTATCAGCTGTAATATAGACATCTTGCTCCCTTTGACCAGAACTTCTGGCCTTCTTGAGAGAAGTAAAGCATCGCTAGGAGACAGAACCGCGCTTCTTTGTATAACGAAACGGTAACAATTCTGCCTCATCGACATGATCATCGATCGTGCGCTTTAGATCGTTATCGAGATCGTCCATACCTGCGCCCATGGACTTGGAAAGTCCCATCCTTTTCAATGTAAATTAGATCGACTTGGACATTCTTTCCATTCTCTGTGACTATGGCAAAGGCTTGCTGCCAGTTAGGCGTAGAGACGTATTTAGCCTGTTTTAAGTCCATTGCATGTCCCACTTCAACTCCATGGAGAACACGCCTTAAAACCCCGTTAGAAGCCTCAGAATGGGCACTTCTGCCAGCCCTATGAGTATGCCCCATGATGACATTCTGACCATGCCGCTTGGCTTGATTTAGGGCAGATAATCCAGGATTAGGGTTAAGTCCACCTAAGTCACCATGAATGGCGATCCAGCCCTTAGCGATAGGCATTGGGTCTTTCCAAAATTTTACATCCATCTCATCAAGCTTTAAAAACTTCTCAAAGCGTAATTCGGGCAAGGATAGGAATGCCGGTATTTTCTTCATGATGACTTTGTAGAGTCGATCCGTATGGTTACTGCGAACCATGTGGGCTTCCTTGGAATACTCGAATAGCGACCAAAGAACATCGACTGTTCGATCGCGGTCCTCAGCTAGTGTTTGTTCGTACCAGCCTGGGGTGTTTTCGGTCCATCGGCTGATTTGTGGGAGATCGATTTCATCTCCGATAGTAACGACAGCATCGGGGCGAAACGCTTTAATAAATAAACTGAGATTGCGTACAACATGGGAATCTTCGTAGGGGCATTGCAGGTCTGGAATGACTACGGTTCGCTTCATTAGTCCTCATCATCATCTTCATCATAAGTGTGCGGAATTAGATCGGGCTTAGGAAGTATCCAGTCAGGATAAGCAGATGGCTCAGTAATTATTCCAAGGGCTATGTCAACATCGAAACCAGCGCGGCGAAGCGCCCTATACATTTCTTGCAGACTAATTGCCCAAGCATCGAGAGCTGAATAGGTGTCTAGGTCGATAACTTTCTTGCGAGCCATGGATAAAATTATCGCTCTAAGAGGATGTTATATATCTCATCGACACGCGCATTAAGTCTTTTGATCTCCGACAGCAAGTGAGTGATCACATAGCCAGCCAAGCCACCGACTATCGCAAGTGTGGCAATATAGAGATTTAAGTAATCTGTTGGTGTCATTTTTTAGGGGTGGCATATCCGAAGATACCGGCAACAACTGCGCCCAAGATTGAGCGGTAGTTTAGATCGAAGTTAGAGGTTGTTCCCCAGACTGCTAGGAATGCGCCGATTGAGATTACTGCTGGGTGCTTCATGTTCATTCTGTCTCCGTATCGATGGTTGGTTCTGCTATTTGAATTGGCTCGGCAATAGTCTCAATCTCTGTGCGGTTGGTTTCCGCGTATTCACCCTGACCGCAGACATTGCACTTGGTAACAACCTGTGGGTCATTTTCCATACGGGTTTCGATGTACAAGTGACCGCAGCACTCTGAGTTGTATTCGTATTTGATAGCCATTAGAACTCCTTAGTAGTATAAAAAGACAACGCCATTACCGCCTGAACCTGCAGTACCTGCTGTAGAAGCGGCACCGCCACCACCGCCACCAGAACCACCATTACCGCCATTGTTAGCGGAAGCGTTTGCGCCAGCGCCTGTGTAACCTGCTCCGCCTCCGCCTCCGCCAAAACTTGTTCCTGTTCCTGTTGAACCAGTTCCGCCTGCGTAGAAATCTCCAGTACCACCTGCACCGCCCGTGCCCGTACCTGCTGTTCCTGCTGCTCCGCCACCGCCAGCAATAAGTCCACGACCACCAGCAATAGCAGTTTGCGCTCCAGTCACTCCTGATGCGCCAACACCACCGCCACTTGATACGCCAGGGTTTCCAGTAGAGTTTGTGCCACCACCTGCAGCATACGCCGTACCATTAGCAGTTGTTGAAGGAGCGCCTGTATAAGAAACAGTTGATGTTGTTGATTGATTTGAAGTAGTTGCTCCACCAGCAGCGCCACCTGAAATTCCATTCAATGCACCTGAACCGCCACCAGCCATCACCATTCCGTAGATTGATGAACCGCCGTTTGCGCCAGCAGCAGAAGTTGAAGTTCCAGTACCTCCTGCACCAACAGTTACGGAAGTTGAAATATAAGTCCAACCAGCAGAATAACCACCAGCACCACCACCACCACCACCGCCAGTTGTTGTTGTGCTACCAGCCCCACCGCCACCAATAACGATTGCATAAACTCGGTTGATACCAGTTGGGATTGTTACAGATGAAGTTCCAGTTGCAGAAATAGTTTGTTGCAACTTCAAGCCATAAGGCGAATCAGTAAATGATGAATTGCTATAAATAGTTGCGCTCATAGTTGCTCCTAGTAAAAAAGGTAAAGTATTCCTGCGCCGCCTGTGCCGTTAGTTGTACCGCCTGCACCAGCGCCGCCGCCACCGAGTCCACCTGCACCACCAGTATTTGTTACTGCATT